TAGCAAGTTTTTTGTTTTCAGAAATAATTTTATCTTTAATAGAAGCATTTCTACCAAGAACTGATTTAGGATTTTTAACACCAGCTGAATCAGGGCGGCCAACCAATTCTTTACTTGAATCTTTACGACGTGTATAATCAGGTCTAGCTTCTTCTTTAACTGTTTTCTTTAATCTTTTTGGAGATGATTGATTACCTGATGATGTTTTCGGAGTAGTAGTTTGTGGAGCACTGGGACCTGGAAGTGCAGGCATACCAGAAGCTTCTGTATCATCATTAGATTTGCTAGGTGCACTCATACCAGTAACATCTCTAATAGTATTAACAACATCACCAACTGGTCCAGCTACACTACCAATATAAGGAATGGCGCCAGCTGCTGAAATCACAGCACCAGTTGTATCTCCGGAAGCATATCTACTTGCTGCATCAGCTGCAGAAAGACCTTGTCCAAGACCTGGAACTATTTTTGCTCCTAATCTTCCACCCATTTTTAATGCTGAACCGATAATACCTTCTTTGAGTCTTTTTTTCTTACCACCATCTTCAAATGATTGTTGATTACTATTAGAAGGTATTCTATCTACAGTTGATAATAATCTATCATGTTTCTGTTGTAATTTTTCTTTTTCGGCAGGATCAGTAGCTGCATTTAATGCTGCTCTGCTCTGTTTAATCATATCTTCATCGCCATCTTCTTTAAGTCTTTTTTTCTTACCACCATCCTCGGCTGATAAATTACGACCATACTCGCCTGTTTCGTTACCCTGACCGCCCATAGTGCTCAGGCTTTCTTTCTTTAGCTTTTTCTTACCATCTTCGGTATTTAACTGCGCAGAAACGCCGCCCATATCTGGTGGTGCATTTTCCATTTTGGCTGATTTTTTTTTCTTACCACCATCTTCATCAAAAGAACCATATGCTTTAGATGTTGGTGTTGCATTACCTTCATTAGGCACATAACCATCTTCAGTCATAGTAGCACCGCTAGTATAGGGCATTGATCTTGCTCTACCTGCAGCTGCACTGCTGTTTTGAGACTTTGATTTGAATACACCAGTATATCCAGCTTTTTCAGTATATGCTGGTGATTGTCCCCCAGCATTTTTCTGTGGATTTAATAGATTAGTTTTACCTTCATGTATTAATCTAGCTGTGTGTTCTAAACTTGTATATTTCTTTGACATCTTAACCCTTTAAAGTAGAACGTAACATCCATGAATGCTTTTCATGAGCATCAATGCGATCCTGAAGGAAATTAGCAATACCCATTTTCTTTTCTTTTTCAGCAAGAGCCTGAGTTTTATTAAGTAAATCAATAATTTTAATATTATCTGCAAGTAACTTTGACATCATACTCATAGCAGCAGGAATATTCAATTCATCTTTGATGATAGACAATTCAATATAACGAGCAAAAGAGGCAGGTGCATATGCCTCTAATGTACGTAAATGTTCGGCAATAGGATCAACCGCATCAAATACTTCATTCCAAATTTTATCAAGAAATTTATGATACTGTGGAAAGTTTGGACCTTCGATATTCCAATGAAATCCATGTACTTTCAAATAGAAAGCAAATGTACTTGCCAATACAACTTTCATTTCTTGAACAAGATCGTCCATTAATTCTTAGCCTTTTTCGTTTTCTTTTTTACTGCAGTTGCTAATTTTTCAGCTTTTTCTTCAACAACTGCTTCAACAGCCTTTGCTTTTACTTTTACCTTTTTGGTAGTTGTCTTAACTTCTTCAACTACTTTAGCAACTTCTACCTTAATTTCTTCTTCAATCTCAGCAACAGCTGACTGAACGTTCTGTTCAATAGTTGCAACTGGTATTTCAGCTTCTACCTTAGCAACTTCAGGAATTGCTACTTCTTCAATTTTAGCGACAGTTACTTCAGCTTCTTTCTTTACTTCGGAAACTGTTTCTGTTAGCGTCTCTTTAACTGTTTCATGCTTCCATAAAACTTTATAAATTGTGTAACAAACAATTGCTAAAATTATTATCCCAATAATATTTTCCATTTCATTTCTCCTTTAATAATCAATCATAACGCTGATCGCGTATTGTATTTATTCTGTATTCTTTTACTACTTTTTTAACAATTTGACCTGGTGTTTCTTTTGTATAGGTTTCTCTACCAGCATTAGTTCCATCAAATCTTGAATCTGGGTCATTAGGATTATGTGATTGTTTTTCAGATGTTTCTGCAGTTTTAAAATGTCTACCAATATGTATTTTCTTTTCTTCATTTTGTGAATTTTTTAAAGCATCTGCAGTTGGTGCGCCTTTTGAACCTGGCTTGCGCATATTTTCACCGGAACCATGCTTAATACGTTCTTGCTTGGCATGAATATTATCCCAAAGACCACGCTTTTCATCAATCTGTGTTTCTTCGCAGTTCCATTTGCGTAATGCCAATGCCTTGCGAGTAGGTTCGCCATTAGGTTTTTTCATTGGACCTTCAACACCACTCATGCGAGCACAAAATGATTTGCGACGATTGGCAGATTTTGAACCAGCTTTTAACTCTGATGGAGGTGTGGTTACTGGTGCTTTTAAATGACCACCTGTTTCTTTATTGTAATGATCGCGACCTTTTTGAGTCAAACCACCAGTTGGGTTCTTATAACCTTTGGCATCTTCTATCAGATCATCGTCTAAATCTCTGGCAAATCCACCGGAAACAAATGAATTGACACGATCAAAAGCAAACTGTTCTGCAGTTTGACCAAATGATTCGTTCCATGTATTATATCCACGATAATATACTTCTTCAAGTATATTCGTTGAAAATCCTGATTTTTGTGATTTTTTGTATAATGATAATTTTGCTTCGTTAGTGAGGCATACGACAGATCCTGCGTGTTCTACAACTACTAGCTGAGGATCAAACGTTTTAAATTTCTTAACCATTGGAGTTTCCCTTTAGGCTTATCCAAGAACATTTGCAGGTCTGCCGTAGCCTTACTGCACTAACATTCTTATTTAGTTTTTTTTGATTTCGTGGTAGTTTCTTTTGGTGGTGGATTCATACCAGTATATGTATCCTGCATCATTGCATCTTTTTGTTCAGGAGTCATTGTTGATGGAGCCATAGCATGGAAAGCTGCTCTATCGCCACGTTGAGCTGCATCTCTCATTTTAGTTGCTGAATAACCAGCCACACCAGTACCTTCTTCATCTCTTGAATTACCTACTGGATGTACATATATATTATCAAAATTGTAATACCCATGTTGCATTGGTTCACCATTGAGTTTTTTTTGACCATTATATTGATTAAGTAACTTTTGAAATTCGTCAACTCGATCAGATCCAACATGTACATGTAAATTCTTAACACCTTGATCGTATAAACCAGAAGCAATATGTAATAATGTTGGCTGCTGAGGTGTAGCAAGCTGAACATTAGCAGAAGGAAATGCCATACGAGCATATCTTATTTTTTGTTCAGGAGTTAGTGGGTTTTTCTTAGGATCCTGCGATCTAGAAAATACAATGGAATGATCGCCACCAGTTGCTTCAGCTGCGCCCTGTGTTTGATTAACAACTGCTTCATGGCCAGCATGAATAGGATTACCACGAACAAAAGTAACATGATGAGTATCACCTATTTGTTCTTCTTTAAGAATATATTGTTTAAACTTCAGCATTTGGTGCAGCCGCTTTCTGGAATTGACCCTTTAAAAAGTTTAATCTTGAAAACTCTTGTCTATTAACCATCTTACTCATATTACCCTGCTTATCAGCAATAACTGCACCCTCTGGATCAGTTGGTGCACCACCTACACTATGAGTATATGGATTATTCTTAGCCATAACACCAACAAGAACATTCTTAGCATTTTGTAAATGTTGATGTAGCTCTAATGCTTTTTGAAAGTGATCTTGATTTTCAGTAATATGCTGTAATGCAGCATCATGTGCTTGATTTCTAGCATCGATTGTTTTTTGATTTTTTAATTTAGCAGTATCTCTCTGGTGTCTGGCTGTTAGGAAATCTTTATAACCTTGTACAGAAGGAGCGCCGCTTTTACGAATCTGATCATTAATATGAGCTTCAAGATCCATACCATGTCCAGCAATAGCATCCATTGCTTCTGGCTTCATTCTTGCATATGTTTGTCTAGCATTTTCCATATGATTATGAAATTGATCTTGTTCTTCAGGTGTATAATTTGATGGATTAACAGTTATAGATGGATCAATATTATTAACATCTGGATGTTCACCGAATTTAGCTCTCTGTTTAGCATCAAGAGGTCCGGCGTTCATATCCTGAATGTCACCACCGCCCTTGTATTGTGTGTGAACAACAATACCAAGTTTCTTTTTCATATTCTGTGCTTCGGCAGAACCATTAGGCACAGAATATGTAATGGTGTTAGGTGTTATGCTTGTTTGACCCTTTTCAGATTTAACATCATCAGGTGTATGCATCAAGTCACCCTGATATACACCACCTTCGCGTGGCATAATCTTTGGTAAATGATCAAGAGCAGCATGCATTTTTGCTGCTAATCCCGGCGCATGTCCATAATGTCTGTCAATATCTTCATGAGTATAGGCAATCTTAGGCGTTTTATTAAATGCGCCTTTAGTTGCTACGAAAAATTGTCCAGTTTTTGGATGTTTACCGAATACGATTGATGGCGCTCCATCATATTTTGTTGATGCAGTAACACCTGATTTTCTACCCATAAGCATATCATGCATGCCCCTGAGATGATTATCAGCTAATGCTACGCCTTCATGACCACCATACAAAACATTATCTTCAACATGAGTAAGATGTTTTAATGCTTTGCCTTTTGGTGCTGGTTCTGGAGCTTCTGTTAGGTATGCTTTAAAATTAATCATTAATTTCTATCCCTAAAATCTAAACCACCAACAGTTGGGCTAGTATGTGCGCCTTTCCAATTATGCATTGCATGTTGTGGGTGACTTGCACTAGTACGTGGAAATCTACTTCTTTTTGGTTTTTGAGCAGGCATAGCAGTTGGCATTGGAGGCGGTGGCGCAGCAACAACTGGTGCATCTACTGATGCTTGTACGCGAGGAGCTTTTTTAACTCTTGGTTTATGATTTTTTGGCGCCGCTGGTTCTTTAACTGGTTTTGTTTCGTTTTTAACTTCAGTTGCAGGTTGTCCAATTAATTTCATACTTGTTGACATTGGTGTTGAATTATGTTTTGCTTGAATAGTAAATGCATGTCTATTATCAGCAAGCACATGAATCATACCAGCGCCTGATCTTCTTGTTGTTATTTTTTTTGCTGAAAGCATTGCGTTAGTTACAGGATTATCATGATGATGTTCAGTATGCGCCATAGCTGGTTTATCACCATAACCGCCTCTGCCAGTAACTTTAACATAAGGAACAGGATTATTTTCATCAGATTTTAAAAATGTACTAACTAAATGATGTCTTAAATCTTCTGGATTCATTTCCGAATAATGATTATGTAATGTATCAGCTATTTCTCTATGTAAATGACCACCAGCTTCTAATGCCTTTTCATATAATTGTGGATCAGCTTTTATTGCTTTTTTTCTAGAAATATCTGTTTTACCCAAACCATGTTTTTTAGCAAATTCTTCTCTTCTTTTAGAAGCAATACTTTCTAAATCTATTCCAACAGAATTTCCAATTGTTCCAGCTCCACCATTGTGAAAACCAATTTCGCTTTTTTTGGATGATTTAAGAGAAGCCCCAAGAAATTGTGTTGGACCTTTTTTAAAACGTACGAGAGCATCAGAAGGATTTTCTGTTTGCGATTGTTTATGCCCTGTTACTCTACCAATATCGCCTTCAAATGCTGTATGATGTACATGTGTTGGATGATGATATCCATTCATTCTAGAGTGTTCAAGAAACGCTTCAACTTGCGCCTGCGCTCTTTTATGTTGAGCATGCGTTTCTTCTGGTGATAAAAATTTAGAATTAAAAGAGTGTTCTTCTCTTTCTTCCGGTGATAAAAATTTAAGAGGATGTTTATCATGCTCTCTCATATCATGCCCATGAATTTTAGCAATATGCTCTCTCATGTAATGAATAAATGCAAGTTCGTTTACTTTTCCACGAAATTGATTAAGAGCTGATTCTTTTGCAGCTTCTGTACTTAAAGTTTTTTCTAATAAATTATACACGTTTAAATCCTTGCTCTTTTAGTACAGTGGTAATTTCAGAAACACTCATATTACCACTGTATACACGAGTTGGATTTTTAAAATTACTATTGTATAGATAGCTATGTGTTGGACCTATTTTTAATGTAAAAATAGTACTACCATGAGATGGATTCATAAAACGAATTTCGCCTTGTTCAGTAATATATTTGGAAAAACTTAGCATTACTTTTTACCTTCGCCCATAGAGGGTTTGTCAGTTAGTGATGTAGTATTTATTTTAACTTCACCAGTCTCTGGATCGTGCTGAACATGATGCCCATGGAACTCAACTTCAGGGTGTTGTTTTTTTAATTTAAGAAATTCGCTGATATTTTCTGGATGATCATCATAGAAGTGAACCTTATCATATCCATGCTTAGTAATAAGGTCGCTCATAATAGCAGCTTTAGTTTTAGATGACTTACCCTTGATATTACCTGCACGTCTAACATGAATTTCACTAGTGTCAATGCCATACTTTTTCATAGCATGGGCGAACTTATCCTTGTCATCCATATCTGAACGTGCAGTAAGTATCTCAACATTTTTATTATTTTTATGAATTGCCTTTAATTTAGCAATCATTTTACGAATAGGTTTAGCTGACTGGTTAAACACATCTGATGATTTAAACTCACCAAAGTCATAGCTATGACCTGGTGGCAATTCATGTGAATTAAATTCCATATTTGATAAACTACGAACTCTCTTACCATGTTCATCATTAACATGAACTCTTAACTTACTATGGTCATGGTCAAACAATGTTTGATCCATATCAAATGAATGGAGTGTGTTTGAATGAGGGTCAAGCTTTTCAGTAAGATATTCTTTAAAGTTTAACATATGTTTTCCTTATTAACGTCTGCGTCTAAATTCAGCGTTTTCCATTCTTCATATTTCATCTTGTCTGTTTATTCTTTGCATTGTTGCATCGCTGATACCACTGGGTTTAGGAGCTTCTGTAGTAAACTTACCATTTTTTTGGCCAGCTGATAGGAAACGAGCAGCTCTAGTTCTGATTGTTTTGCTTGGATCTGAATCAGCCATTTTCTGTAACTGTTCTGGAGTTATTTTTTCATGTTCCATAGCACGTTTACGAGTTGCTTCTGATTGGTTCCATTCAATTGCTTTGTCCAAATGTTTAGAATTGAACTGCGGATGTCTGAATACCCAATGGTCATTGTTTGTATTTGATCTATCTTTTCTATCAAAATAATCCATCAAATGACTGGCTTTTATATTTGGATTTCTTAATGCTTCACCCGCAACAAATGGAGAATCTTTCATTGCCTTAGATAAATGCTCATCTGATGCACTTGGATTTGCAGCAGCTGCACCTCTTACCATAAAATCTTTATCATTTATGGCTGCATCTAAATGCTCTGGGCTAACATTTTGATGTTTAATTATAGCTTGTTTTATACGTGCAGATTTATTTTTTAATAATCTATCAATGTCTTCAGGGGCCATTTTACTATTTAGAGCTAATTTTTCAATAATATTAGTATCAGGTGATTTAGCTAACTTAGCAATATGTTCCGGAGTTAAATCTTTTCTATCTGCAATTGTACTATGGAGATTTAGGCTATTAATACCTGCATTAACATGCTCTTGGTTAGCATTAGGATGACTCATTGCTGCTTGTGCAGTATATATGTCTTTATCTTTAATACCTTTGTGTATCATTTCTGATGATACATTATTTCCCTTATCAAACGCCGCTCTTCTGTGTTCAACATTAGAACTATTGTATAGAGTTTCAGGGCTACCAATATAAGATTTATTATCATCATTATATAAGTTTTGATTTTTAGTGTAAACTGTATCTTTATCAGCAGGAAAATTCTTTTCTGACCATTTCTTTACAGCATCACCAAATGCATCATCAGCAGTTCCATAAGTTCTGTTTTCTGGTCTAAGAATAGTTCCTTTTCCATTTGATGATTCAAATGGTTTCAATGCTATTCTGGCAAGTGGTCGTTTTGCATCTGGATCGTCAGAACGGTGAAGGTAAGCAACATGTGTGCCTAAGTCAACGTCTGGTTTTAAGTAATGACTGTATGCACCAGCTCCACCAGCATCATGATAACGATCTTTATAATCATCATAATCAGGTTCTCCGCGACCAACCTGTCCCTTGCCACCCATTGTCATGCATGATGCCCACCCCTGATTTGTTGACATACCAGCAACATCATGTGGGTGGCGTGAATAGGTGACACTTAAACCTGATGAAGCAGCCCTTGAGGCTGCTCTGTTTGGATCATTATTGAATGCATTAGTTACTTCTGGCGAGGCACCAGTTTTAGCAAGCACACCACCAATTTTAAGTTGTCTATTTGGTTTGTCTGGATATTTTGGATCTTGAACTAAACCAGCTCTATAATCGGTAATGTTACCATAACCATGTTTTTCTAAATGCGCCTTAACATCTGGATGTGCTTCTGCTGGTCCAGCTGGTTCGCCAAAAGGAACAGTAATCTTATCCTGATCAGGTGGAATAACATGACTAGATATTGCCTTTGCTCTCTGACCACCACCAGATTTTATCCATCCATTAACAACACCTTTTTGGTCATTGTTAAGCTCTTCTGTTATGTCTCCATAACTTACTGATGGTTCAAATCTTTTAGCAAAATGTTTGAAAGAAAGCATCATATTTCCCTGATAGATAGTTTTATTCTATTTATATTTCGGCAAAATAAAAAGGCGAGCCTTTTCAGACTCGCCTTAACGCTAGTATGGTTGAGCGGAACCCCACCGTTTTCTCTCAACTATTCCGTATCTCTTATAGACTCGTGCCTCTACGCTTTGCGTATACATACTTTCATTTGCGTAAGTTATTTAGTATTGGATACCAACTTTTTTGCAGAAATTTAAATATTTTTTATCTCTTAGTAGATGTAGATTTTAATATGAAACTTGGGGTCCAAGAATCAAAACCTCCACCTAAATTCAAATGACGCATAAACATTCGAGCTTCAAGAAACTTATCACAGGGAAATGACTTGATTACCTGATGAGTTGTTTCCTCAAGAACATCGTAATTCAACTTATCCTTACCTTCAACAAGGTTGTAGTTCATTTTACGCTTGCTCATTCTTATACTCCCTGTAATGCTTGGTACAAGTACGCCTATAACCATCATCGGATGGCCACCCAGTGGTTATATAATGGCTACAACCTTCAACATCACAAAGACCAAGGATTTCTTTGATCTCACTCATATCGTTCTGTTCAACAGCTTTGCGAATATCTTCCTTCATGTTCAAATCGAACTCATTGGAAATAGTAAGACCATCTGCACACAGAGGAACATATGCATCAGCACTAAACCGAAGGCGATCATAGATCAGGTATCTGTATGAACCGCCTTCTTGAGCGTGTTCGACAATATGCTTCATCACCCATTCAGTAACGAGTAGCTTGATATTGTAATCAACGTCTTCAATATTCATTTGAACCCCTCAAACATATTTTTATTGAACTTTTGTTTAGACTTACCACGTTCACTATCTTCGCTACCAAATTTAGAATTATCAAACACTGATTTGTTAGAATTAGTATTTGGTCCATCAAGCAACCCATCTTGGGCTGATTGTTCTACATTATATAAACGCATCTTGCTGCGATCCACCCCAAGAACAAACCTACGATTAAACCCAGGATCACCATATCGATTTTTAAGTTGCTGAACCAAAATTTGATTTTGTCCTTGAAGCTCCTCGTTTGAAATAAGTCCAAACATAAAATCAGCTGTTGCTGGGAGTCCAAAGGATTCTGACGTATCCTCCAAACCCAAGTCGCTGCTCGCATATCCACTTCGAGTTGTTTGAGTCGCAGAGACGACAGGAACATTGAACTCAACTGCCAACCCTCGAAGCTCTTCTGCGATTGCTTTGACAAGGGTATATGAATTGACGTTGGCTCCATGTTTAATCCTCGATGACATACAAATATTCAGATAGTCGATGTAGATAATATCGGGTACAAAGTTTTTCTTTAGCTTCATTTCATTAAGTAGATGCCTAAAGTTAGCACTGCCTGCACATGCTGTTGGATATTCCTTGATTACAAGCTTACCAGTAGTTTTACCTTTAACACGTGCAATTTTCTTATCATACATATCTTTAGGAATAATCTTCAATTCATCAAGAGGAATATCCAATAGATTAGCATCGATACGCTCTGCGATACGCTCTTCTGCCATTTCAAGGGTAATGTAAAGAACATTCAACCCCTTGAGCATGTTACTGGCAGCGCAGTGACACATAAACAGTGACTTACCTACGCCAGTACCCGCCAACGCAATGTTTAGCGTTTTCCGAGGCAACCCACCTTGCGTGATTTTGTTGAAGTAGTCGAGGTCGAATGGAACCCTGACTTCCTTGGCGTGGTAGAACTCATAGCGTGTATCCGCATCTTCAAGGAAGTCATGACCAATGTGCGTGTCAAACGATACAGCAAGTGCGTCCGAAAGGATTTGAGGTATACTGCCCTTTGAGGTTTTCCCAGTGCTGTCATCAAGAATCCCGATTGACGCCATGATCGCATTATAGACTGCTTTGTCTTGACAGAATTTCTCTGTCTGGTCCAAGAGCCAATCAATTTTAGTTTCGGCGTCTTTCTTGAAGTCAGTAATAAGCAAACATGCTTGCTTGAATGTTTCTTCACCGATACCATCCTTTTGAGTTAGGTCAATGGCCAATGCTTCCTTGGAAGGAAATGCATTATATTTGTTTACATATTCGACGATGAGTTTGAAGACAAGTCGATCTTGTTGATTTGTAAAGTAATCCTCTTTGAGGAACGGAATGGTCTTGCGAGCAAACTCTTCATTGAATACCAAATTACTAAGAATTGCAGTTTCAATCGCCATTTCCAATCATCCATTCCTACGTTGCGTGCATAAATTTCCGGTGACTCGACCATTGTTGCTTTCAATGGTCGAGTGCTATAGTCATATTTGGTAGAGCTAGGCTGTTTCTGATACATTTAATAATCCACTGCAGTAATTCTCAGCTGCTTCCTGAGCAAAATAAATGCTTTTCTCAGGGTATGGTACAGACTTAGTATACGTGTCATTGAGGTAAAAGTCAATAAAATAATAACACGCTTTCAAATCAACGTTTAGTACAGCCTTTTTACTCTTATCATTGCTATGATATTCAGAGATCGTTTTCCAACTCATCATCAGTATCCATAATTGCGCCAGTAGCCATCTTGTACTTGCTTTCGATATACTTGGCAAAGTCAGTGTTACTGAACATATCAATCCAAAACTTCTTGTTATCTACAATATCACCAGCACGCATAGAAGGCTGACGAACCTCGCCTGTTTCCTTGTCTACGGTAGCATACCAGCCATTCTTTGGCTTGACGATATAACCACCGTCAAGAGCGACATCAAGGAGACCTGACCAACGATTAATACCACCTTCAAAAGAAACGGTAATTGGAATCTTTGACTTTTCCTTAACATAGCGAGACTTCTCCACATTGATTACGAAGTGATAGCCTGAAATTCCATCGGCATCCTTTTCCTGTTGACGACCAAGGATCCAAATGTTATCTGAACCATAATAGGAACCAGTACCACCACCAACGATAGCCTTCGGGAACATACCAATTTCCATATAGGTGTGGTTAATCACCACCATAGGAATGTCCTTAAGAGACAAGTGAGGTGTGATCATACGAAAGAGAGACTTGAGCTGTTTAGCACGAGTCATATCCGCAACGCTCTTACCATCAAGAGCATCATCAACTTCCTTCTTAGAAGCAAGGTTGCCGATCGAGTCAATAACAATCATTACATGATCTTCACGCCCCAACTCCTTCATCTGCTGCATAATATCGAACTTTAGTTCTTCGACATCAGTAATAGGTGTATGCACAACAGAATCGAAAGGAATATTAAACGTTTGAAAATAAGACTGAGGGGTACCAAACTCAGAATCATAAAATAGGATAATACCATCGGGATACTTCTTAAGGTAAGCGGAAGCAAGGAGAAGAGCGAAGCCAGTCTTGAAGTGCTTAGATGGACCAGCAAGCATGGTGAGACCAGGAGTGATACCGCCATCAACTGAACCAGACAACGCCACGTTGATCATAGGAACAGAGGTAGGAATCATATCCTTCTTGGTGAAGATCTTACTATCTGTAAGACTAGCAGTCAAATCAATTGTAGAATTTTTAATCAAACGATCTTTAAGTGACATATTGTTCTCCTTCTAATATTATTAGTATAACTTATATTCATATATTTGTCAACTATTAATGTATGTGTCCATTTTCTTAATAAATGCTTTAATTTTCTTCTCTCTATCTGGCCAGACAATTGTGTCTTTTTCAGGGTTCTTCATAAGATTGTTCAGTAGAGGCATAATCATATCCCTCAATCCCTGTACCTTATCCTTGACCTCTGATGTATCGGCAAAAGAGAAACCGAAATCGTGTTCTTCATTCATGAAAAGAAATCCTCTAATGTTGATCTTTGTTCGACCTCCCAACCAATTGCTTCCGTGATTGATTTAAGTGGCTCCAAAAATGCTTTACTAAATTGCATGTCGCGATCAATATACTTATCCAACTTCATATCAGCAGGCAACTGATCGGCATTGGCAATTACAGTATCTCGAACAGGATTAGGAAGCTGTAGATATGCGAACTTGATTTTATCCCCGTCAGAGATCGGTTGGAGAAACGATAGCTTCTTTTCCGAGACAATTTTATTGAAAAGCAAAGCAGACTTTACTTGTATCGGCGTTCCCTTTTTATAGATGGATGCGCTGTCTCTGTATTCCTTGAGGTTTTTCACACCTCGAGGAAACGCTATATCCTCAAATGGTAATGTCATAAACTCGATACGGAAGTCAGCAATAAACTTTTGTAATGCTGCTTCGTCCTTGTTCATAATAATTTCAAAACATTTCTTCAATGTTTCGCGACAAGCAGCTGGCGTTGATGATCTTACTGATTCAATGCCCTGCACCTTCAGCTTCGGCTTATCATATTGCACACCCTCGACATTCCAAGCATTGAGGATATACATCTTCTTTGCTTTCCAGATGCCTTTGTTGGCAATAGTTTCACGCTTCATCTGCATCTTCTGCTGATATGCATTCATCATACCAGCCAGCTCATCATAACATGAGTTTATATATGGCTGAATTTTAGTTTCGCAAAACTTATCAATCAACTTAACGGCTTCTAGCTCGTTGCTGCCATCAGGAATCAACTTCTCGAATGTAACATAGATAGAATCAGTATCAGCAGCGATAACATAATCAACATCAGTTGTCTTA